ATAACTTTACGAAAGTCTTGTGCTCAGGACTCATTTCATAGAAACCATCAGGGTCAACTTCGATTTGATACTTCGGGTCGTCTTCTAATGATTTCAAATAGTTCATGCCAATATCAGGTTGTCTTACGTTCACTATCTCTTGTTTTTTCTTTTTGCTCATTCGCACCACCTACTTATATGTAATTGGCATCAGCTTATCACCATTAAGCGTGCACTCTAAGTAAGATTGATTGTTATAGAACGACTTGAGCACTGAAATATTGAATAGTTTCTTCAATTGTTGTGTGAACGCAATAGGCGTTTGTAAATTGCCCAAAATCTTTTTGAGTATCGGAATATTTATAAAGAATGTGTGTTCATCTGCGATACGGACAAAGTTTTCATCTGTTAAATTGTTCACCATTTTTTCGTATGATGAATTTTTGTAAACGGCATAGTATTGCGGACTTCGATATAGCCTCTGTCCAGTTTCTGAATAAAGCAACACTTTACATTCATTCATAGTCTCTTCGTTTCGCTTTATGTAAGTGGCTAAATCTGTTAACGTCAATGCTGAGATTTGATTTTTCAGTGTAGTATCAACATCTGCTAGAGTTTGTTTCCAGTCGTTGTATGTAAATGTGAAGTCCGACTTGAAACCGTTCGTTGCACTTAACAGACCATACATTGCAAAGTACATATACACAATAGTGTTCGATACGTCAGCTTTGAACTCTCTTAAGTCAGATGAGAATGTTATATCATAATAGTCACCTTGCTTAAGATATTGTTTTGACTTGTCCCAACGATACCATACCTCGTAAACATTGATACGTCTACGGAAACCAACAGTTGTATCACGAAACTTGATTTTGTCTTGGTCATTTCCTGCGAAGAGATACTTGCAATTCAACACACCTGAATATTTGTTGACACCTTTCGATTCAATTGTTTGATACATCGAACCAGTCAACGCTTTTAGCATTGTTGATTGAGTATATGTCTTAGCCGAAGTCTCTAAGAATATATTGTGATATTTGTTCTCTAACGAACCTGTAATGAAACGATCATTTTCGATAGCATCTAAATCATTTGATGCAGGTCTTGGCACTAAGAATGGCGTAAGACAACCATCAAACAATGAGTTCTTACCATTTTGACCAGAACCCATAATCAATACGAAATGCTGAGTGAATTGTTGAAGCACAGTATAACCAAGTATTTCACTCAAATGTTTCATCTTTTGCATTGAGAAGTTATGCGCTGTGTCATGTGACATATTGTATAGTAATTGGAACGCATAGTTTTTATTCTTTTTGTCTTTAGCAAGTTCTTTCATTAACTCAACGAACTCTTCAAACGGAATCTTTGTAATGTCAATATCAAGTGGTGTAAAGTCAATATTAACATACCACAAGATAACGTATGACGGATCGTACGAGTACATGATGTTCGCATTAGTTGCAATTCGTGTTATGTTATATTTGAACAACCACTTATTATTGAGAAAATCAAAGACGCCATTTCTAAAAGCGATGCAATTGTTTGGTATTTGTTTAATAATACGATGATTAGGTTGTAACTCCCAATCAAATGCAACTCTTAACAGCGAAGTCTTTAGATTGTCAGTAAATGACGACACAATCTCTTTAATACGTTTATCTGTTTCGTCAGTACGTGCTGTGAAATACTTGAAACGAAGTAATGCATACAAATTGTCAATTAAAATCTCTTTAGCTGTTTCTTTATTGACAAACGAGTATTGAATATGGTCGAATCTTTTTGCAATATACACTTCATTGTAAACGAATACACCGCATTCTTCAGATAATATTGCTCTCCATTCACTAAGCGGCATATCTTTATGTATTGCAGTATCTACTTTTGCTTTTAGTGCTGTTAAATCTCCTACACTCATTGCGAACTCTCTTTTTTAACAATATAACCATATACCAATACATCGTTGAATTTAATTTTCGTCATTTTCTTCCTCCTTTATTTTACTTTTTGTTAGCATCATTTCTATCATTTTAGTAATTTGTTTTTTATCAAAGCCATTGTAATTAACGCCATTAATTCTAACAAAGTTGTTATAATACTTTATGTGATTTAAGCATTCTGGGAAACCGAATTTATGCAGATACGTTTTTAGCACTCTTTTTAATGCTTTAACATCTGCACGACGTTTAGCTGGGTAACTTACGTTATCAGTGAGTTGAAACTCCGACATACTTATTGCGTTAACTCCTTGTTTAATGTCAATCATTGTCTTCATCTTCATCTCCTCCTAATATTAATAGTTTTTATACAATTATATTATATCATACAAATTATTAAATGTAAACAGTATTTAATAATTTAGTTTAATAATTTTTTTAAATATTAAATTACTTTATTAAGTTACTTTTGAAAACTATTAAGGTTGAGTAGCTTAATATATAATACATGCAAATTCACAAACTATTATATTAATTTAACACATCTTAATAGTAAGTTAATAAAATAATTTAATAAAAAAAAGACTCATTAAAACGCATCAAAATGTAACAGCAGTATACACTCTTTTGTTTATTTTTTTAAAATTATTAAATTATTAAATTATAATTATAATTATTTAAAAAAATATAAAAAAAGTATAAAATATACATTTTTATAAATATATATATAAATATACACTAGAATTTAATAATTTAATAATTTTCAAACAAATTAAAAACGTCGAAAAGAGTGTTAGTAAATTATTAAGATGAAGTTTGAGCTGTCATTTGTAGTCAATTATTAAGATTATTATTAAAATGAGTTGTCACATACGCGTGCGCACGTTTTATGTATAGTTTTTTAGTTTGGTGTTATTCGCAAAAACTATGTACATTTTAGTAATTTTATGATATAATATAATTAGGAGGTAGATATTTATGGCCGATGAAAAGAAGACTGACTCAATATCTAATGCTCATACGATTGCACTCATTAACGCAATGACTGCTACAATCAAATCTCTAAATGGTCCAACACTCGAAGATGAAGTTCGTAAAAGTAAAAGACTGATTGAAGATGCTTATCAAAATAGTGTACTCGGAATTGGGAACAAAGATATTGTCGAGTCTTTTACAAACTATGGCTTTAGTAATGATACCCTCAATTGGACACTATGGCTTGCACTCTACAATGATTCGTGGGTGTTTAGACGTGCTATTGATAAACCTGCTCAAGATGTTGTGAATCATGGAATCACATTAATTTGTAACCAAGATACAACTAAAGTGCAAGAAGAGTTAGAAAAGCACATTTTTGACATGACTCAACTTGTAATGTGGGGTTCGTTATTCGGTGGAGCAATTGCTGTAAAACTATTCAACACAGTAAAATTGAGTTATATGTATCAATCGATAGATAAGGCATTTAATGAAGGTCTTATTGATGAGAACTCAATATTGAAGTTGTATGTGACTGATAGATGGTACGGTGTAGCACCAAGCACAGACGAGATAGTTACCAATATGAAGTCTAGACACTTCGGAAAACCTAAGTATTATGAGATTATGTTTGCTGATGGTCAACGTTACAAGATTCATCATACATGGGTGATTCGTTATGAACATAGAATTGCACCAAATCTTGTCAGGAAGGGAATGCTCCAAGGATGGGGTTATGCTGAAGGTGCACACATACTTAACGAATTAAGTAGAGATGATAAACTCAAAGCAAGTATTCACTCTCTAATCAACAAATCGCTTATCGAAGTCATTAAAATGGCTGGTATGCGAGGTGTGTTTATGGGGGCTGACCAAGATAATGAAGCTCAATTGAGAAAACGATTAGAAATGGTGAATTGGGGGAGAAACTTCAACTCGTTAACATTCTTAGACAAAGACGATGAGTATCAGCAAAACACATTTCCTGGTTTGAGTGGCCTATCTGACTTACTAGAAAAGAACATGTGGCTAGTCGCCGCCGCGTTAGACATGCAAGGTATACTCTTTGGTGACTTAAAAGGTGGTTTTTCAAATGATACTGAAGCGATGGTTCGATACAATGAAACAATTCAACTTCGCAAAAACAGCTACTATAGAGAACCGCTTACAGATTTGATTGAGACTATCTATCGTAAGTATGGCATTAAAGAAAAAGTCAGATTCACATTCAACTCGTTAATCGTTAAAAAAGATGAAGACAATCTTAGAGACCTTAACTTATTCGGTCAATTCCTCTCTCAAATGATTGGCGATGGTGTTATGACTCCTCAAAGTGCAGCTAAAGCGCTTAAGAAATACTCAGAACAATCTGGAATCGATCTTTGCATTACTGACGAAGATATTGAAAAACTCAAGGACACTACTGAGGAAGAAATGGAAAACATCGATTTAGATGAAGGTGAAGAAATTGAAGAAGAGCCAAAAAAGAAGTTTAAGCTCTTTGCTAGAAAGTCGAAAGACTCATTTATTGAAGACATGCGACATGTGGGATGGATCGAACGAAAATACAAATCTAAATACCCATCGTTAAGAGTTGCTTGGTACGACCCCAATCCTAGAAAACAAGCAAAAACTGATTTTAAACTATCACCCTCGCTTTACATTTTCGATGACAAAAACACAGTTGGTCGTAATCCGCAAGCTTATTTATATAGCATTAGATTTAGTGACCATCCAACATATTTCAATTGTAGAGATAATGTAAAGATGCCTAAGTACGATGGAACAAATGCGGCTTTATACGAAAAAGCAGCTGATAGATATATAGCAACACATCCTAAGCTTATGGAGGAATTGTATGGGACGTAGACTTACTAGAGAAGTTAAAGAGCTAATCATTTCAAGACATCTCATAGTAGATGTGCAACCGCATCCTGAGTTTCCAGACGGTTTTATAGCAGTGTTAGATAACGATATGGTTACTGACGCATTTAAAACAGACGAAGGTGAATACGTTACATTCACAAACAATAAAAGTTTAATAGAATATGTCGAAAAACGAAGAAAAGGAGAAAGCAAAATGAAAAAGTATGTTAAAATTCAAAGTTCAAAGAACATTCAAGTAACAGGTGGTTTAAGTTTTTTGGATTTGACAGATCCAAAACAAGCAATCCCAAACAAACTGAAGATACAACCTCTTTGGTCAAAAGAAAAAATCAAACTTAAAATGGGCTCTGCATGGTACCCTTCGTACATTACTGAATGGCCGACTGTCAAATCATTAAACAAAGATGGAGTTATCACAATTGGTGAGTTCGCGGACACTCTTCCAGATAATGTTTCAGAGGAAGAAAAGAATGAAGTCATTGCTCATGAACAAAGACTTAAAGAAGCTAGAATGGAAATCGAACGTCAAAAAGCCTCAACTAAAAAGCTTAAAGACATCATATTAGACGATACTAAGGAGTAAGTGCATGTGGGAACAATTTGCAGAACAATTAGTGCCATTATTATTAATAGTTATTCTGTACGTTCTCTTCAAGTTTGTTATACCTAAAATGTTGTCTAAAAACACAAGCGTTATAGGAATGTTAGTAGCAAATATCGTTGCTCAACTTTTTGGTGAAGGAGATAATGTAGTAAAAGGTGTAACAGAACTTGATTTAGTGAAATTGATTAAGCTTCTACCTGCTGAAGTTCAAGAAGTATTTGCAAAGATTGACAAAAAAGTTCAAGAAGCATTTAGAAAGACTAACAACAAACTTAATGATGTTACAGAGTTAATTGCATTGTTAAGTCAAGCAATGATGGCTGAACGTTTGCTCAAACCTCAATCATCAAAAATACTTCAAGAAATCAAAGCAAAAGCTGATATCATGCTTGCAAAAGAAAATGAGTTTGTAGATGATGTTGTTGAAGAGGACAAAACAGAAACTGAAAAAGCCGAGGTGTAGAATATGAAGCACAAAAGATTTTGGGCAATTCTACTAATCGTGTTAAGCTACTTTTTTTGATTGATAAAGATTTTGTTCGTTCAATAGAATGGTTATAGGAGGAAAATTATGCAAGAATACAAAAAACGTATGACTTTGTTATTCGCACTTTTAGCTTTTGATGTATTCATTATTATGATGCTTTACTTATTAATCGCAGAAGTTTTGAATATTGAAAAAACAAACTCATTCTTGTATTTTATTTTAGGTGCAATTCTTAGCGCAGTACTAACATATAGCACATTAAAAAAACTTAAATAGGAGGTAGTGCATGTCAACAAAGATTATAAACAATCTGAAAGTACATGGCGAAAATACTACTCAAAAGTATACTGATGCTCAGTACAACACAGATACACAAAGAATAAATGGCGCTCAACCTGGAACACCAATTAGTTCAAAACTTATAAATACTGGCTTACGAAATGCAACACTCGTAACAAGTGCTCTTATTGAAGCATTAAAAACAGTTGTGCCAAACGACAACGATTTAACAATTCCAATAACCGTTGGTACAGAAACTACTCATGCGGCTTTGGTCGCAGCATTGACTGAAGCTTTAGTCAAAATTAAAGTAGAACATGCAATTTTAGCTGATAACGTTAAGAGTGGTGCAATTGTAGAAGAAACTACTACTGCAAGAGAGGCTAAACAAGGCTATGGAATTAGCCTTAACCTTAACTCAAAACTGCAATTCAAAACATCATGGGTTGGCACACATAAAAATAATGATGTGCTATACTATTCAACTGCTGGAGCATTAAAAGGTTTTTACATTGTCAAGGGACTAAGTGCAGAAACGACAACGCAACAAGCAGGCACACTCACTATTAGTAGTGGTGATACTCCAATAACACATGCTGCAAATCTTCAAAGACTTACATTTGAAACTGCAATTAGTACAAATAGTGACTTAAGTAAAACCGATACAGTGTCTAGTACATCTACAACTAATCAACTTGTAACAGCAAAAGGTGTTTATGATTATGCTCAAGCAAAACTCGCTAAGCATACTACTGCTGGAATTAAAATACTGACTAGAGGTACTACAGATGGAACATACTCGGACTTAAATAAAGTGACAACAATGCCTGTTACACCTACTGATTCTCAGATTCCGACTGCAAAACTTCTTAAGTCATATGCTCAACCAATCATTCCAAGCGGTTCACCTAATGATATTCTCGTTAAGAGCACAACTGCTGGTATTGTCAATTCGCTTACAAAAGTAACGTCAGTCAGTTCAACTTCAACTGATATGGAGATTCCTACAGCTAAGAGTGTGTATAATTATACTCAACCAAAAATTACTAAATACACAACTGCTGGAGTTAAAATACTTTCAAGAGCAACTATAGATGGTGCTTTGTCAGATTTAGATAAAGTAACATCAATTGGTACGATACCTACTAATACACAAATACCATCTGCTCTCGCCGTTAAAAATTATGTTGATACAAAACTAGGTGAGAGTTTGTCTAACGGAACATTAATTGGCACATATACTAACAATCAAGCTATCAACAAATCCATGATAAATGGTTATAAATTTTTACTATTTGAGTTAAAAAAACAAACTACAGGATATGATGGCAATTTCTATGGTGACAGCAAAATTGTTACGCCAGATATATTTTATCACTATTATCTGGCAGCTAAGCCTAAAACTTGGGAGACAAGTACTTATCCTTATTCAGGACCTTTTGTGATAGACGAGGCTAATGTCGATCTAGATACATCATCAAAATTTGTAAGTTGGTTAAATTCGAATAAACCAGCCTCAGGATACAATACGGGTGATGTCGCTAGAAATACGTATAATATAAACTCTTACGTGTACGCTGTGGTTAGCGAATCTAACCCAGAGATTACTCAAAACGGCGGTATTAGACTTGCTCAATTCGATGGAAGTTTAACTTACGCAACAGTGACATCGATATCTACAACTCAGATAAGATTAAAGTGCGACCCCTCATATAATTTAAGAGTGTGGGGATTTAATTAAAAAAAAAGAATACGGAGGATTCGATAATGAAATACTATGAAAAAACATTCAAATCTGAAATTGAGCCTAAACTCGAATTCAGATTTAAGAAAATCTCACCTGTGAAGTTACTTAGTGTAGCCACTCAATTTGGTGGCAAAGACATAGCTTCTACAGAACAAATCTTTACATTCGCTTTAGAGAATACTGAAGTGAAAGTACTCGACCAATGGTTGCCTGTCAAAGAAACAAATAGAGAAGTGTATTGGCCTGCAGATATTGAAGACAATATACAAGTTCTTCAAGAAGTTGTTACTCATTTTGTGACTGACGTATTGGCGATGGTTTTTACAAAGTCCAGCAAATCAACCAAATAAACTCTGAAGATTTGACTGGACAATCTAACGATTTAGAGTTTATGCTGCCTAAAGACACTCACTACATTCTCTACACTCTGATAGTCAATCGATTTGCAACACTAGCTGAGCTAAGAGATGTGTACGACATTTATGAAGTGTTACAGATGTATGAGATGTGTGTAGTCAGTTTATATAACAAAACAATTTCGATGAAAAGAGTGATGAAGAATGGCTAAGCAATCATACACAAAAGAGTTGCGAATTAAAGTCGACAGTCGTGAAGTTGATGAACTGAAAAAGAAACTCGATACGATATATGCTGACACGCTTAAATCAGCGATAGCAGAGTTTGAAAAAGGTACATCTGAAAAAGATATTGAGACTTTAAAAAGCCTTAGAAAAATGCTTAAAGAGTTAGAAGAGTCAACAAAATCTACTGAAAATGTTAATGTTGTTCGTAAGCTTATAAAAGACAAACTTGGTGATATGTTTGAGTCTATTGGTGATGCTCTTACTGATTTCTTTAAAGAAACGCTTAAAGCTGCCAAAGAACGAATCTTAGAAATGGCTTCATACGATTTAGCGAACTCGTTATTTACAAACGCATCTGCAAGACAACAAGCACTTAAGTATGGCATTATGGATCCAGCTCAGAATTATGCATTGAGTCAAGCTATGAGTGAACTTGGTATGAGCTCAGAAGAAGACTTAATGTTTATGAATCCAGCACAACAAGAAAAGTTTGCTGAACGTATGGGTTATTGGTCAGGAAAATATACTGAACTTGCAAACAAAGACTTCTTTAGAACAGTTCAAGAGTTTCAGTTAGAATGGTCTGAATTTAAGTATGACATGGAGCTTGGAATGATTGAGTTCTTTATGCAAAACAAAGACACTATCAAGCAAGTTATGGAAGTTGGTATGCAATTCATGGAAGGTGTGTTGACGTTGCTTAGTTCAATCCTTGATTTTTTTCAAATCTCAAGGTCTGATTCACAAAGACATGCAGCATCAATGGAAATCGTTAGAAACTATACTAGTAGAACGAGTACAACGAATGTCAATATCAATAACACGCTCAATCCTTCATCACAAGTTTTAACAGACAAACAAATGCTTTCACAAGCAGGACGATTATCTTATGCCCAGCTTATTGAAGCATTGAAAGGTTAGGTGAGATGATGGAAAAAAGATTAGTTATTGCTGTAACAATTGATGATGAAAAACGATACTTAGATTTAGACACTATTGATAGAGTTTCTATAGATTTGACATCTACTGTTTCGACATATCCGTTAGTTGAAGGTGACTCAATCTCAGATCACATGTACAGACAGCCTGCAACAATTACTATTTCAGGGACATTCTCAACGAATAGTCGATTCTCGACTTTGAACTATACAGGACTATCGAGATTGAAAGCTATACAAAACTTATTTGAAAGAATTAAAGATGAACGATTATTCGTAGACATCATGAGTATATTCAATGTAAGACAGAATTATGTGTTACGGTCTATTCAATGGACAGAACATGCAAACACTTTAGACTACACTTTTTCATTTAAACAAATCTATACGGCAGCAGTTGAAGAGGTTGAATATGAAGTTGATGTAAACGATCCGAATCTACCGATTCTTACAGAACCACTACAACTCGATTTGACTGACACACTTATTGATTGGGAAGAGATTGACAAAATGGTGATAGCCGCTTTAAAGTCTGCAAAACTTATTGATGATGAGTTTTTGCTTGGTGCATTGACTATCATTACAAGCGATGAAGCAAGAACAGCATTAGTCGTAACAAGCGTTGGAGCTGCATTATTAGCAAAAGGTGTTATAGGCACAGCGATTACTTTAGGCGTATCAATTCCAGTTGTAGGTTGGATTGCATTAGGTGTTAGTGCAATCGCAGCTGGTATATTCGCATTAGTTACTTGGGGCAAAAAGAAAACTGAACAAAGCAAGTATGCAATTAAAGCATTTAAGAATTATGAAAACGATCGTCAAAAGCAAGCTGAAGTTGAACGATTCGTCAATTTTCTTGGTGAAATACATACTCAATTAGAAGTATTAGAGACCGCCGCTCAAGTATTTGCGATAACTGCTAATACTAATCAAGAATGTGTTATGAGTATCGATGGTGACTATTACATCTTCAAGTTTGAAAAGAATAATGCTACTGGTTTTTGGAGTATGAAGATTACCGATATTAATGGTTCATTGATTAGCGAAACTGCTCAATTGGTTGGACTTGCTAATATGACAGAGTGCTCAACAAACAACAATTTATTTATGGGCAAATCTGGCACATACGTTTATCTTATCAATATGAAACTTGGTGAAGCTGACATATACGGTGATTACGACAATATGGACTACTATAATGACTTAACAAACTTCGTGTTCTTGATTACTAAAGTCGATATGCAAGAGTGGAATACGTTGGTTAGTGATATTATTAGTAATGCATTGAAGGTGTAGTCTATGAAGAAAATATGGGTGAGACAACTCATCGTTAAACTAAAATCTAAGCTAAACAGAACTATGATGCAGTTTGGGCATAACACAGACGATAGAAATCTTATCGTGTATGTGAATGGCAACAAATATCTGTCTTCTTTAAAAGATGAGTTCGTTGTAGATATATACAATCTTACGTATGGCGAAATTGCAAAGATAATCGCATATAAGTATGATGAGATTGAAGTTTTCGCAGGTTACAAATCTACAGGTGTGAATAAAATTTTTGAAGGCAAGATTTTAGATGTTTCGATGGAAAGAGAGTCTAGAGAAACAAACGTTGTGCATATAATTTGTGTTAGCAAACTACTTGGACTATACAATAGTAAATTGAACTTGTCGTTGAACTCAGGTGTGAATATGTATGCCGCATTAGACTTCATATTAAAACGTGCTGGTGTGCAAAACTCAAACATCTCCGAAGAATTCAAACGACAATTTATTACTGACACAATGAGTGCAAAAGGAACAGCAAGCTCGTTTTTAGATGTGTTCACAAGAAACTCAACATCATTCGTAGTTCAAGCAGATTCAAGCAAAGGTGCGATCGTCTCAATCTGGGATA